TGGTCAAACGAATTGGAGCATGAAAGGAGTGGTAGCATGAGTGCTATTTTGAGAGTACGAGATGAAAACGGCAACGTGCATGACATCCCTGCTATTGTTGGCCCTCCCGGCCCTCAGGGCCCTCCCGGCCCGGCAGGCAGCGGTGCGGGTGACATGGTGGCTACCATGTACGATCCCCAGAGCAAGCGGACGGACGTATTCGCCTATGCGGACAGCAAAGCATCTGAGGCCGAAAGCAACGCCAACAAGTACACCGACGAGAAGCTCGCTGAGATCTCTGTTCCCGGCGGTGGCGGTGACGCAAGCGACCAGATTGAGGACCACAATACCGATACGACCGCTCATGCGGATATTCGTGCAGCGATCCCTACTGCTGTCAGCCAGCTGGCAAACGACAGCGGCTACCTTACCAAGGAGACCGATCCCACCGTGCCCGCCTGGGCCAAGGCAGCAAGCAAGCCCAGTTATACGGCGAGCGAAGTGGGTGCTGATGCGTCTGGCAGCGCTGCGAAGGCTTTGACCGATGCGAAGGCATATGCCGACCAGAAGCTGTCCACGATTCCCACGCCGGATGTAAGCGGGCAGATTGGCACCCACAACACCGCGGCAGATGCTCATGCAGATATCCGGCAGATCGCGCACAATGCGGCGAGCCTGGCGACCAGCGCAAAGAGCGAGGCCGAGGCTGCGTCCCAGAATGCCGAGTGGGCATACGATGAGGCGATTAGCAAGGCGTCCATCTTCTACTGCTATGAAGACTCCACCGAGCTGTGGGAGATCGACGAGCAGATGGATAACGGCAATATCGTCATTCTGGATCAGTACGGCACCCACATTCCTATGACCTTTGCGGACTATGGCGTGACGTATGTGTTCCGCCTGTTGGACGGAGACCGGGTTATTACTGCGACCGTTGACAGTGATGGCTGGACCGTCCATGAGGAAGAGGCTGGCGGCGTCAACGGCGCAGACGGCAAGGATGCCACCATCAACGGTGTAAATGCGCTGACCATCTCCGCAGGTGACGGCATCGAGGCCACCATGAGCGGCAGCACGCTGAACATCAAGACCAAGAATGTTCCTATTCAGTGCGGTGGTCTCGCCATTGACAGCAACACTACCGAAGAAGATAAGGCCAAAGCCGTTGAAACACTGCTATCGCTTGGCTTGTCCGCTGGGGGAACAAGCGGTCTTAAAATTAAAACTGGTTGGTATTCGGGCAAAAACACTTATGGCGCAGATAATCCGAACACTTTAACTTGCAATTTCAAGCCCCGCTTGTTAATTCTTGTCCCTTACATCAATGCAGGAATGAAAGGTTACAACTATTCACCTATGATTGCAATCAATTCTGGTGGTGCCGGTAATGGTGTTACGGAAATTGGGCCATATGATAATGGTAACGCCGAGGATTATGGCAAGTGGACTGCCAATGCCACAACATGGGGCGAAAATTTTGTTTCATGGTATAGTGACATTAACGCTATAAATCAGAAAAATACTGGAACGTGGTTGTATTTCATCTTAGGTGAATAACGCACGCGGGACACCATGAGCGAACTGAAAGGAGATGGACAGACGATGGAGCGTGAGTTTGAGCACCGCTTGACGGAAGTCGAAGCGCGAAGCAAGAGCAACACCCACCGCCTGGAAGAGGTGGAGAAACGTCAGGATAACCTGGACACGATGGCCGCAGCTGTTTCTGTTCTGGCAGAACGGGAAAAGCGTGTGGAACACGATGTGAAGGAAATCAAGGCTGATGTGAAGACATTGACCGATAAGCCGGCAAAACGATACGACTCCCTGGTGGACAAGGTGATCTGGGCCGTGCTTGCGGCTGTGATCGCCTTCATCCTGGGACGAGTGGGACTGTAAGGAGGTTTTACCATGACAAACGAGATGTTTGTTGCCTATGTGCTGCCTGTGATCGCGGCATTCATTACCGGCATGGCAGGCTACATCGGCACCCAGATCAAGAGACTGTACGAGAAGTACGTCAACAACAAGGTGAAGCAGGACGTTGTCCGCACCTGCGTCAAGGCAGCTGAGCAGCTGTACAACGACCTGGGCGGCCCTGTGAAGCTGGAGAAGGCCAAAGAGGGCGTGCGGCAGATGCTGGAGGAGAAGGGCATCCCCATCTCTGAGCTGGAGCTGAATCTGCTGATCGAGAGTGTGGTGTCCGAGTTCAACTACGGTTTTGCCAAGGTGAGCGAGGTGACCAAGTATGAAGATCAATAAGAACACGGGCTTTAAGACCCATAACACCAGCATCCGTCTGGGCAGCATCCAGTACCTGGTCATCCACTATGTGGGTGGCCTGGGGGATGCAGAGGCCAACGTGAAGTATTACAACCTGCCCACCACCAAGAACGCCAGCGCTGACTTCTTCGTGGGCCACAAGGGCGACATCTGGCAGTACAACCCCGATCCCAAGAAGCGGTACTGCTGGGCTGTGGGCGGCAGTAAGTATTCCAACGGCGGCGGCCTGCTGTTCGGCAAGGCAGCCAACAACAACAGCATCCATATCGAGATGTGCGTGAAGCACAAGGGCGGCAGCATGAATGCCAACAGCCCCGGCTGGTACATCACCGATGAGACCCTGGCAGCTACCATCGAGCTGACCAAGTATCTCATGGATCTGTACGGCATCCCCGCCGACAAGGTCATCCGCCACTTCGACGTGAACGGCAAGCCCTGTCCCGGTGTGGTTGGCTGGAATCCTCTGACCGGCAGCGTGAGCGCCTGGAAGAGTTTCCATGCGGCCATCTCCACCAACGAGCTGACCGAGGCCTGCAAGAAGCTGGCTGCCCGTGGCATCATCGACAGCCCCGCCTACTGGGCAAAGGGCACCGGCTACAGCGATGCCAACACGGTGCAGCTCATTAAGAAGTTTGCCAAAGCTCTGAAGTGAGGAGGTGCGACATGACACCGAACAAAGCAATCGAACACGTTGACAACGTGAAAATCAACGCATACCGAGCCGAGGAGAAGTTCCACTGGCTGAGCGAACTGGACGGCATGGTGAAACGCCTTGTCATGCAGGAAGAGGAGAGCGTGAGCTATTCCTATCCCGAGGATATGGACACGCAGCTGCTGGTGCCTCATCCCTTTGATGGCATCTACACCCTCTATCTGGAGGCACAGATCGACCTGCACAACAAGGAGTACGAGGAGTACAACAACACCATCATGGTGTTCAACACCAAGCTGGAAGAGTACAAGAAGGCTTACATCCGCGAGCATATGCCCAAGAGCGCCGGCGGAATCAAGCTGTGGTGAGGTGATGATATGAGAATGCCGTTTTTGAAAGTTCTCAAGAACCGAACGGAGAAATATATCGTCAACTTCCGCGGTCTGAACTTTGGCGAGGGCTACCGTGACGGCGAGTTTGCCGAGTGCAAGAACCTGTCCAGCGAGAAGTTTCCCTGCATCACGCCCCGGCGGGAGCGGGTAAAGGTTGGGGAGTACACCTCCCCGACCACCCTCCATGCCAAGGATGGTCTGATGGTGATCGACGGCACCAAGGTGCTGTATGAGGGCAGACAGGTGGGCACGGTCACCGAGGGCAGAAAGCAGACGGCGACTGTAGGCAACTATGTGTGCATCTTCCCCGACAAGGTGTACTACAACGCAGCAGAGGATACCTTCCAGAGCATGGAGGCCAGCTATACTGCATCCGGCCTGGTGTTTACCGACTGCACCATCACCACCACCGGTGCCGACTGGCCTTTCCGTGTGGGTGATGCGGTGAAGATCACCGGCTGCAGCAAGGCATACAACAACAAGACCCCCATCGTGCGCGGTGTGGAGGGCAAGGTGCTGACCTTCTATGAGAATGTGTTTGAGGCCGGCACCGAGAGCGGCAGCGTGACCCTGGCCAGAGAAGTGCCCGACCTGGACTACATCTGCGAGAGCAACTACCGTCTGTGGGGCTGTAAGGGTGATACCATTTACTGCAGCAAGTATCTGGACCCGCTGAACTTCTCCGTCAATGATGGCATTGCCTCCGACAGCTGGGCGATCCAGGTTGGTACCGAGGGTGACTTCACCGGCTGCATTCCTTACGGCCAGCACATCTGCTTCTTCAAGGAGCACACGCTGCACAAGATCTACGGCAGCAAGCCCAGCAACTATCAGCTGGTCTCTGCCAGTGTGTACGGCGTGCAGAAGGGCTGTGAGAAGTCCATGTGCATGATCAACGAGCAGCTGATCTACAAGGGCCTGCACGGCGTGTATGCCTACACCGGTGGCATCCCCGACCTGCTGAGCGAGAACTTCGGCGCACGACGCTATACCGATGCGGTAGCGGCCAGCGATGGCGAGCGGTACTACATCTCCATGCAGGAGAGTGGCAACTGGCATCTATTCGTCTTCGATATGCTGAAGGGCATCTGGCTGGAAGAGGACAACATCCAGGCCGTGGACATGGCGTTCCACGACGGCAGCGTATATCTGCTGTGCGCGGATGGTCAGCTGCTGAAGGTTGACCGCAACGGCAGCCTGGAGGACATCGAGTGGAGCGTGACCTTCTGCCCGTTCAACGAGACGATGGACGAGCGCAAGGGCTACAGCAGATTCTCTATGCGGGTGGATATGGCTGCCGGCGCATGGCTGTCCGTGGATGTGAAAACAGACCAGGACAAGCAGTGGCACGAGGTCTACACCACGCACAACGAGCGGGCACGCACCATTGGCGTACCCATTCGGCCTACCCGCTGCGACAGCGTGAGCATCCGCGTGCGCGGACAGGGCGACTGCACCATCAAGGCATTTGTGCGTGAGTTCACCGTGGGCAGCGATGTTTGAAAGGAGTGAATAACCTATGGCCAAGATTTACGACTACGACAAGGACGTAGACTACAGCCTGCTGATGGAGCAGGCAGCAAATAAAAAGGATTATGCCAGCGCTGCGCTGTATGAGCAGCAGCGTAACGCCAAGATCCAGGGCGAGGGCATGGACTATGCTACCACCAACAAGTACAGCCAGTACCTGATGCCCGACGGCTACAACGGCTCCAGCAACAACGTGTACACCCACAACGACAATCAGAGCCGTCTGCAGCAGCAGATGAACCAGAACAGCATTGACTGGTGGAATGCCGATGCTGCGGGCAAGAAGACCCTGGAGGAGGCCAACCGCCAGCTGGCTGCACAGCTGGGTGGCAATGTGGGCTTTGATTCCCAGACCGGTATGTGGAGCGGTGTGGCAAACCAGCCCGTCTCTCTGAAGACCGGCGTGGACTTCGAGATGCCCACCTTCGATTACGACGCCTACCTGAGCAGCAACCCCAAGCCCACCTTCGAGAGCCAGTACAGCGAGCGCATCGACGCACTGCTGAACCAGATCCTCAACCGGGAGAAGTTCAGCTACGACGCCGAGACCGACCCCCTGTATCAGCAGTACAAGAAGCAGTACATCCGGGAAGGCAACCGTGCCATGAACGACACGCTGGCGGCTATGGCCAGCGGTGCCGGCGGCATGAACACCTGGGCTGCGACTGCGGCACAGCAGGCCAATGACTATTACATGGCCCAGCTTGGCGACAAGATCCCCGAGCTGTATCAGCTGGCATACTCCATGTACATGGATGATCTGGCCGGTCAGCGTGCCGATCTGAATATGCTGCAGGGTCTGGACGACACCGACTACAACCGCTACCGCGATGACGTGAGCGACTGGTACGACGACCGCGACTTCGTCCACGGCGACTACCGCGACAAGATGGGCGACTTCCAGTGGGGCACCACCTTCAACTACAACGCCGAGCAGGACGAGTTCGACAAGCAGTGGCAGCAGAAGGAATGGGACTACAACGTGGAGCAGAATGCGCTGGACCGCGCCGAAAACAATCAGAGCGATGCCTACGACCGTGCAATGGATATGCTGCTGATGGGCGTCATGCCGAACAGCGCTCTGCTGGCTAAGGCAGGCATCACCGATGCAGAGGCTAAGGCCATCAAGGCTGCGAATACCGCTACTTTGGTTACGACCACTCAGACCGGCGGTAATCCCAACCCTGGCAAGACTGGCAGTAAATCCGACAACACATCCGACGATAAGGACGACGACAAGCCCGTCGTCGATGACACGCCCGCCAAGAAGGACAGCGGCAGCGTCGTTCAGAAGCCCAACGCCGATAAGCCCAGCAATGTCCAGGCTTATACCGACACCGGCACCGGCGAAGCAGACCCGGAGATCGAGAACCGCCACAGCGATGACTGGGTCACCATTCCCGGCCACGGCAGATACTCCTGGACGGAAGTGGAGGCCTACGTCAACAAGGGCATCATCAAGGAAGAAAAGACCGCCGGAGGTAAGCTGCGCTACACCTGGGTGGGTTAAACCGAAAGTGAGGGAGGAGACACATGGCAAGTAGTTTTCTGAAAAAGAAGGCAGAAGAGCAGGCCAAAAAGCTCGATGAGAAATACGGCCAGAACGCCTATGGCGGCTCCAAATGGCGAGAGGAACAGGCAAAGAAAACCTCCGGTGGCAGCAATGCTGCCGGAGGGACTCCCTCTTCCTCCTCCAAGAACGACAATAAAAGCAACACCACCAGCAACACCACCAGCAATACCACGAACAACACTACCAGCAACACCGGCAAGGCCAGCAGCTTCTTGCAGAAGAAGGCAAGACA